TTTCTCGGTTGCGCCGCTCGACACGCAGAAAGTCTTGCTCGAATTATTCCCGATCCTGAAGCGCACGACGGACTATCAGCAATTCGGTGACTGGCTGGCCACTGTTGCGAATCTCGATTTCGACCGGCTTGTGCTGATGATGCAGCGGGCGTTCCGCGATATCACGCAATCGCTGCGTTTGGAAGTGGACAGTTCGGCATCCGCGCTGTTGCCGACTCCGGTTGCGAACAAGGCGCTCTTCTGGAATTCGACTGGCGATGCAATTGAGTACCGCGACCTGTCGTCCGTTGTGGTAGTGGGCGCTGATGATGTTCATGCGGCCACGTCGAAGGCGACGCTGGTTGATGCTGACGAATTGCCTTTAGTGGATAGTGCTGCTTCATGGGTACTTAAAAAGTTTACGCTGACTACGCTGTGGACGTGGATAAAGACGCATCTTGCGGCTGATTGCGGCGGGCAGATAAAGTTTCCCGCAGCGAAAAATTCAAGTACCGATACCTCAACGCTTGACGAATATCGAGAAATGGTGTGGACGCCAGCTTTTTCTTTTGACACTGACCCGACTGGATTGACGTATAGCACACAAGTTGGTCACGCCATAAAAATAGGAAAGTTCGTATTCGTTCAAATGAGATTTGTTTTAACGAGCAAAGGAGCGGGTGGGGTTGGCGCGCTATACGTGACAACTGTACCGTTAGCAGGGGCTGACTATGCGTTTATTGAAGATGTTAGTGCCGTTCTCGGCACTGCTGCATGGGGAAACATGACGACAGCCTTAATATCACTACAGCCCGCGAGAATCGGTTCTGGTGCTTTTTGCTTTATCAAAGTAACTGCTGCAATCACCTCTAGTATAGGTAACTATTTAACTTGGGCAGATTTGTCTGATACCACGCGAATTGATTGCACGCTAGTGTATAAAGCAACATTCTAAACTAGAATTTAATCTCAACCCCGATGCTTAAATTATGGCCAACATATCCAACCTCAAAGCCAATGGTTACATGTTGAAATGGGGCTCGCCATTCCTTCCATTCGTCAGACAGAACCGACGACGCGATCCATGCATGGGCAACACCGGCAGTCAGGAAATATGCGTCCACCTTGTCTTGGTGTGGGTGGCATCCAAGCACAAAATTCTGTTCACAATAGTTGTCAGGGTTTCGAGATATATAGCGGGACTGCGCCCAATCAATAATGTGCAGAACAAGATACGCGGCTTCGCGCTTTGTGTCGGCTTTAGTCCAGTCATCAGCAAAGCATGGTGTTGAAACGAACAGCAGAACAGCAAGAATTGATTTCATAATTACCTCCGTAAAAGGTTGACGCCAGGGTGGTGTTTACGGCACCACAGGCCATGAAACAAGAACATTGGGAGGACTCGGAACATGGCTGACCTGGCAATTTAATGTATCACTTTTTGATGATTACATCAAGGAAAATTATCCATGCCTGACAAGAACCAAGCGCAACGCAGGGCGATAGATCACATTGACTTCTCGCGCGAAGAGGACGAAGTGTGGAACTCCGAGGCCGAGATTAAGAGCCACAAAATGCTCTACGCGATCTATCGGGATGTCCAGGTAATGAAGGTCAAATTGAACAACATGGAGGAAATGTTTTTAGTCTGGTCTAACACCAAGGGATTTATCACCATCATGCGATGGATCGGCAAGCTGGCGTTCTGGCTCGTTGCGACTGGCGCGGCAATCGCCGGCCTCTGGTACGCATTCAAGCGCGCGATATTGGGGGAGTGAAATGCAAATCCTATCCAGCAGATTTGTTTTCGGCGACGACTTCACCTTGAGCCGGTTATTCATTGACGGCGCGCCCTTCGCCGGATGCCCGTATATTCTGGAGGACAAGGTGCGCGAGGTGCCGGGCTACGACGTTGACCTGTGGAAGATTGATGGAGAAACCGCCATCCCGGTCGGGCGATACCGAGTTGTGATCGACATGAGCACGCGCTTCAAGAAAATGATGCTGCACTTGCTGGACGTGAAGGGGTTTGCCGGGATAAGGGTGCATTCCGGGAATACGTCGCACGATACCGAAGGCTGCCTGATTACCGGCTCGACCTGCAGCGAGGCAGAGGGTGAAGTATATGGCAGCCGGAAGGCGCGTGATGCGCTATTCGCTGCTGTAGATGCCGCACTGGGGCGCGGCGAGGAAGTCTGGTGGGAAGTAAGCGGATTCCCCAAATGATACAACGTAATATGAGAAAGTTTTACACATACCTGCACTGTAAGCCTGACGGAACTCCTTTCTATGTTGGTAAAGGTTGCTGTTCTATTAACGGCAGGGAAAGAAGCCATCACTTTAAGAATAGGGGTGAATATCATAATCGAGTAACCAAAAAATATGGCAAAGAAAATATTCTGGTCTTTGTTTTCCCATGTGGGTCAGAAGCGCAGGCGCTGTCAGATGAAAGACAGCAGATCGCTCAGTTGCGCAGCGAAGGATATAAATTATGTAACCATACTGATGGTGGGGAAGGATTGAAAGGATTTAAGCATTCTGATGAAACACGTGCAAAAATATCTGCCGCAGCAAAAAATATTTCTGATGAAACTCGTAAAAAAATGTCTATCTCCCATAAAGGCAAAATTCTTCCTGTTGCACAAAAACTTAAAATTAGTATTGCCAACAAAGGAAAGATTTGTTCTGCTAAAACACGTAACAAGCTATCAGTTATTGGAAGCGGCAAAAAGCGTGATCCAAATATAAATATAAAAGCATGGAATACTAGGCGTATTTCAGGTTCTGACTTCCAATCTTTAGAAACTAGATTAAAAATAAGTTTGTCAAGGATGGGGAAAAAACACACGGAAGAATCACGTAAAAAAATGTCAATTTCTGCAAAAGCACGCTGCGCTAGAAAGGCTTTGTCTGGAACGGCTTCATAACCAATGGAGAGGTAACATGAAAAAGTTAAACCTGAACAAAGTCAGGAGCCCGCTGGTCATGGGGATATTCTGGCTTGCCGTAGTCATTGTGGTGTTGTGGCTGGCCGTTGAGATCGCACACACCAGAATATAATCATGGAAAAATTCTCTGAAATACTAAGCGGCTGGTTCGCCTACATCCTGATGTCGTTCGATACGCAGGCGATCGTTATCGGGCTGTTCTTTCTGTTGGTGCTGATTTTTATTGCCCACATCATGAACAGCAAGAATGACCTGCAATGGTTTCACTTGGTATCGGTTAGGGCTGATGATGGGAAACAGTACGCTAGCTGGAATCAAATCGGGCAGGGTATGGGCGTAGTCGTGAGTGTGTGGATGCCGTTCCTTTATGTGAATAGTCCCAAGATGGATGCGCTCGGGCTTGCTGCGGTCATGGGCGTATCATTGCTCTACCTGTGCGGTGTTTCAGGTTATTCAAAATACATCCGCGCTAAGCAAAATTCTGATCCGCCTGCGGGGATATTGAAATGAGCCGCCACCACCTGATAGGCATAGTGCTGGTAGCAATCCTTGTGCTCGGTTGCGCTACCAAGACAAACGAGTGTGGCACATTTGACACCGCTGCCGTGCGCGCCGACCTAGTGTCTGGCTACAGGACTGACCGTGAGTGGCATGAAACTATAATCAACCAAATGGCATGGCAGTTAGACTGCGAGAGGATGAATTTTTTTGTGGTACTCGCACCGAGCGATTCTCGGTAAAACGGCACGCTAGAGATAGCGTTAACCGACAGTAGAAGGAGTAATAAAATGTTAGTAAAAATTATGAGCAATGAAGATGCCCCCGATGACGACAATCGAAAGTTGTTTACTCTGGTGGATGATGTTGTGGAAATCACTTTTCACCGCCCAGAGGATAGAGCGCCGGAAGCAGACATGCTAAGACGCGGGGTAAATTCATTTTGGCAAACATACGTTATTGGTGGGAATGTGTATGTGATGAATGACCAAGGTAAAACAATTCAGACATTTGGTGTATCAGAACTGCCTCCGCCGCAACCGCAAGCACCTAGTAGGCACTAAAATTATGCACGACCCCACCCTTCGGGGTGGGTTTATGGAGATAAATTATGAGCTGGCTGATCTCACTGGTGACAAGGAATCCGCTGACCATCGCTGCGGCGTGTTTTGCGTTCGGCATTGCAGTCGGTGCAGCGCCGGCATGGAAATACCAAGGCGCAAGGCTGGACACAGCCAAGGCCGAGTACAAGTCGTTTGTGGATCAAACCAGGCTGACCGGCGAGCAGGCGCAGAAAGAGGCCGCCAGAAAAGCGGCGCAGGACAAACTGAATAAGGAGCGTTACGATGCCCAGCACAAAAAGGATATTGCTGCCAATGCTGATCTTGCTAGGCGGCTGCTCAACGCCCGTTCCGGTAGCGGTTATCTGTCCGGAGCCAGCACCAGCACCGGCGATACTGAGCGAACTTGTTTCAACCGAGCCCAGTTTGATTCAGCAGTACGACGATTCGATGCAAGAGTTTCTGGAATCGTTGAAAAAGGCAGCGATGCCGTAAACGGGCTGGACATTGCCAGGCAGTGGGCGCAAGG